TCGTTTTAGCTGCTGCGGAAACATTAACAACGCTTGCAATTAACGAGATTCAAGCCACTCAATCAAACCCGCTTCCGCTCGCTAATAGCGTGAGTGCAGGCACTATTTTGACTATTACTGTCACCGACTCAAATCAAGGCATTGTCACAACTCATTTAGTCAGCGGCTCGGACACAACAACTGATTCAAACGGCAGTAGTGACGGGTTCGTGGTTGATTGGTCGAAAGGTGGCTCAGTTAATTTTATTTCAAACGGTTTGAACAATTGGAGGTATTAAAATGCCAAGTAATATAAGTGTTAGCGGCGGTGGTAACTCATTTGCTGATTATTTTGAAAGTGGGGCTACCGCAAGTGCAGAATCAACAACGAGCGCCACAGGGGCGGTGGTTGACTTGGTTGGCAATGGTGTTTTATACCTCTCATCAACAAGTAACGCAATTGCCGACATTGAATTTGATGGTAAGATTATCTCAAACGTAAACCTAACTGCACTTGTTAGTAATTACGCGCCAGCAGGTGTAAGCCTATCAGCCAACAACAACTTTGCTTTTTCAAAGTCAATCAAGATAACAAAGCTTGATTCAAATCCTATTACATGGGGTGTTTTAATATGATTACAGAGCAAGATTACGCAGATGCGCTTATTAGGTTTCCTGATTTTGACCCAGTGAAACACGATTGGATTATCAGGCGCGGTAAAATAATTGGTTTTGGTGCCAAGCCGGAAGAAACACCGGAGGTGCAGCAATGATTTACAATCTTTACGGAGTTGACCATAAGCTGTCAATTAAAGACCCATTTGGTGATGGTGAGGGTTTTATTGTTTATCTTACCCAAGTCTCAACTGAAAAACATATTGCATACCCAACCATTAGTAAAACGGAGCTAACGAATGAAGCAGATGCTAAAGCGGCTTTATCAAGAGCTGTGCAAAATATCAATGAGACTGCTGCGGCTTTTTATGGTGCGCCACCAAGCGACAAAACAGGTCGGGCGCTACTTGAGCATTTGATGGAAAATAACATCACCCAAAACGGTGATAAGCTTGAAGTAAACTAGCCCCTAACGGGGCTATTTTTTTATCTTGCCAGCCAAATCAACAACAAAGTAAAATGACAATATCCACGTGAAAGGTTCGCTTAGTACATCTTTCATGTAAATCATCAAATCATTTGATAATTGCAAGAGGGGCTTGGCTTTTATTTTAGCTAGGTTTTCACTTGCAACTATTTCAGCTAGCGTTTCACCGTCCACATTAAAAAATATGTATAAGTGATAGCTAACAGTTGAGCACAACCAAGCGAAGCCGTACAAAGCAAAACCAATAGTCAGTGATATTGCTATAAATCTACGGGCGACACTCAAATGCTTTGTCGCTGCGTGGTAGTTAAGTACAAAATCAGCTCTTTGCTGCGGAGTCCAATCAGTACCAGCTATCTTCTCTATGATACCTAGGGCTGTATTTCCTACACCCTCGAAACCTAAGATTTCTTTTATCCCGCTTAATAGGCTCATTGCCATTCACCGCTAGCCATTTGATTTGCCAGTTGCCTTGCTCGATTGCCTACCTGCTCAGCCCACACGCTATCAAGCATTTCATAGGATGCTTGCTCAAAATCACCGTTGCGAATTGCTGCAAGCATGTTTTTGAACTTAAACAATCCACTCATGCCTATGTTAAATGCCATATTAATCAAAACCGCCTTTCGCGCATCATTAAGCTCAGAATAAAAAGGAAACTGAAAAGGCAATGAGTTGATGATTTTGTTAATGTCATTATCAAGCAACATAAACGCCTCTTGCTCGCTGATGCCAGCATCATCAAGATTGCGCCCAACCCCAATCGTTAACTTGCCAGACGTGCATTTGTACGGCTTTAATCGTAAACCTTCATGTAAAACAAGCTGGTCTTTAATTTTATCTTTAAATGTCATTTTCATTCACTCCGAACGATTTTAAATAAAGTTTATGCTCAAGTTCCCGGCGCTTTTTCGTAAAAATCTCAGCGCGTTTTTTGGCCGATGATTCCGCTGCTTTTTTGATCTTCTTAATGCGCTCTGCATTTTCAATTAGCTCTTGCTCTGTCATGGGTAATCTCTCTTAATTATTTTCTCGGTTTTATTATAACGCTCAGCTAGTTTATAACCGCTCTCAGTTAACTTGTAAAATCCGCAGCTCTCGATAATTAAATTCAAATCAATTAAAGACTGATTCAGCGGTGATGTTACCTCTTTACATCTAATGCCGCCGACCATTGAAGCCATTTCGATAAGCTTTCTTATTTGCGAATTGCTTAGCTTTTGATTTTCCATGGGTAAACCTTACGAAGTTGAGCCAAAGCCGCCTTTACGCTCTGAGTTTGAAACAGGAAAAACACCGCTCACATATTGCATTGGCACTAGTTGAGCGATTCGCTCACCCTTCCCTAGGGTCACTGCGACAGTATTTAAATTGGTGTACATGCACTTAATTTCATCACTAAAGTCTGAATCAATAACACCGACTGAATTAGCTAGCAGTAAGCGTTTTTTAAGTGCAATGCTAGAACGTGGAAATAAAAGCAGAGTAATGCCTTTAGGTAAACCGCTTGGCACATAAGCGCCAGTTGAAACTAAAACCGTTTCATTTGGCTGAATTGTTACAGTCTTTGCGCAAACTAAATCAGCTCCAGCGCTCCCGCTTGTTTGATGTGTAGGTGTCATGTTAATTTGATTCATTTTGTATTTCCCATTTTGATAAGTAATCCCAAGCGCCTAGGCGCTCAAAGTATTCGCCAGCAACTTGCTCGCTGAATTCGTAATTGTACGGCGTAGCAATCCAGCCAACATTAACAAAGTGCAAATCGTTAAACTCATCTATCATCTTGATGTGCTTAGCGTTCAAAAACTCAGTTAAATCTGCTTGCTTGTATCGAGCTTGAGTGTCTACCTGCTCGCACTTCATGTACTCTTGGCCGTCCTGTCTGCGACCAAAGACAACTAGCAATATTGACCATTTAAAAGCGCTCTTGCTCATTGCTGTAGCAAGAGTTAAACCTACCGCTACATTGTTACCGGTTTTGATGTTAACCATCTTTACCGATTCTTCACCGCCCGCTAAGGTGTGAATTACCGCTAAATCTCTTACGGCGTGATTTGTCATTTTTATAGCGCGTAAGTTTGAGTTGTGCTTTTTTCTCATAGCGATTCTTTCCAACTGACAATAAAATTACCGTCAAGCTCATCAATAAAAAAACGTCTTAGCGGGTGTTTGGCTGAGTTAATAGCTCGAACTGCTACTGAGTAAAGCGGAAAATCAATACAAAGCTTACCTGCTTTGATTGCGTTTTTTAGTGCTAACTCTGGGTGATTTAGATTCATGTTAAAACTCATTTCATTCTCCTGATTAAGTTACCGCCTAATCTTATGAAATAAACCCAGCACTGTGAAATAACATTTAGTTATAAGCATATAAATTTTAGACAAGAAAAAACCCCATGACGGGGCTTTTGATTGGAGAATGTAACTGTTTAACTCATTATGCGTGGATTCCGGCAGTCCATAAAAAAGGTTAAAAAACGGATATTGCCGGCGCTTTTAAATCGCATGAGTAGCACGATTAAGGTTAAAGCTTATTGTATTAATGATTTAGAGTCAAGCCCCAAAAACCCCATGTAAGCCGCTGACCTAGTATCAGCATTACTTCGCCCCGTCCATCCTGTTACCTTTTCAAATTGAGCTTTGCCGTTTGCATCTTTCCAGCACTTGCTTACCTTGTGATGGATTATAGGCACGTTAAAACGCTCAGCTATGCGCTCAATCTCTATTTGAGTTTGCTTACACTTTCCTACGTGCTCGGCTTTTTTTAACTTGACAGCCAAAGGGTCTTTACCTTTCACGCTAAATGCGTTTGAGCTTATGCCATTTACGTTTTCTATGTGCAGCTCAACATTAAAGCCTTGGTTTGTCAGCGAGTCAATCTCAATGTAAAAACCAACCAAACTCAAGCAATCTAAGCGCTCCAACCTTCCATCAACATAAAACGAAAAGCCGCTCTTTTCACTATCTGGATCGCAGCCAATTATTATTTTACCCATGCATCACCTCATTCAATTCAAGGTTATCCAAAACCTCTTGGTCTGTACCTAAAGCCCAATCCCATAAGTGTTGATTTTTTTTCTTTACTATCTGCCACTTAAGACCGCCAAACTTTGAGAGTACAACCCTACAATTTCTAGTTACATCTTGCTCGAACTCATAAACGCCTCCACTTTCAGATCCTGTTACTCGAAATGTTGTAAACGTTACTTTTTTAATTTGTCCAATTTTCATAAAACCTCAAGAGCGCCAGAAGGCGCATTGTTAGAACGGAGGGTTATTATTACCTTGCTGAGGTGCAAAACCCTGCTGCGGCGCTTGTTGCTGAAATCCACCTTGTTGCGGATAGCCTTGCTGTGGTGCTTGCTGTTGGGGTTGGCTGTAACCTTGTTGCGGCGCTTGTTGCTGAAACCCGCCAGCACTTTGCTGAGTATGAACATAACCAAGCTTTGCGTTTAAAATTTCAATGCTAATTGATTGGCCGTTTTGACCGTCAAAAGTTTTAATTTTAAGCTGGTCGCCACTTACCTCGATGATTGAACCTTCAACCAAAGCCGATTGATAAAACTGAATTTGAGATGGAGCTTTAGCAAAGATAACCGCTTCATAATTCGTGTATTCGTTTTGCTTTGTTTCTCGGTCGTAATATTTAACGCCAAGACGTACGCCAAAGCCAAGACTTTCACCCGCTTGAAACTGAGTTGCTGCTTTATTTAATTTACCTACGATTGTATGCGCCATGATAATTCCTATTTAATTGTTAATGTGTTGCTGCCGCGAACCAATTTCGCGCCTGGTATTTCTTTGCCTAACTTTAACTCTTTGGCCAGTGCTTTTTTGTCCGGCTTTTCAGTCACCACAACTGATATAAACTCATCGGGTATCGAGTCTTGATTCTCGATTGATACAGACTCAACGCCTCGCCTGATTGATGCTGTAAAGTAAGGGCATTCAATTTTTGTGATACCTGACTTTTCCATATTGAAAAGTAGGTAACTACGCAAGCTATCGCGCCTATTTTCGATTGCGCTTTTGCGCTTTTTAAGTCGCTCGATTTGCGCCGATAACTCGTCAATGTCGCTATTCATATTCTCAGTGAATTTTAACACCGCGATAGCTTTATCGTTAAATTCACCGCTCAGAGATTCAAAAGTGTCATTTAGCGTTTGCCCGTCAATTTCCATGACTTCAAGCTGCTCAAGCTCGCTAGTTAACTCATACAGTTTCATTTTGCTCTAACTCCAATTTGCGTTGGTCTTTTGCTTTTGTAAATGCTCTTACGCCAGCTTCAT